AATGAGGTCTTTAGGTTTTAACCCTGTGCCTTTTACAGTGTTTGGACGCTGGATTCCGCCGCCAACCTTAGCGTATCCTTGGTCTCTTTTTCCGTCGCTCCCAGAAAATCCTCCGCTATTGTTGCGGTGTGGCTGAGTTAGCCCCCCTACATTCGCAAAACTATCCCCGTAATTAAGCCAAAGTGTGCCGTCTGAGCGAAGTATGCGCCACACCTCGCGGAAGACAGCCACGGAATGAGCGACAAACAATTCAGGCGTCGGTTCCAGCCCGAGACAACCGGTCCATTCTGGGACAGTCACCGGGGGAAGGCCGGGCATTGGTGTGTAGGTGACTGATGGCCATTCTGTGCCCGGTATCCCGTAGTCACGCAGTCCCCAGTAAGGCGGGCTTGTCACGCAAGTGTGGAATGATTCAGCTTCCAGCGTGGGCATAACCTGCAAGTTATCCCCCTTTATGATCACTCCGCATCCCCTCCCCGGGGGTCTAGGGTGGCTATAAGGACGGCACGACTCGCTGCAAGTGGTAATGTTTCCGCTCGCGCTACGTGCTTGTTTGCCTTCACAATCACCCGGTACATCCTATCTTTCGCCACTCCGACATTCTGCGCTTTAGTGCATTGGTAGCTGTCGAACTTCTCCAGAACTAAGATTGCTGCTGCCATGTCTCTGGACGGCTGGAATTCTACCATGTAGCCGATATAACCCTTTTTGTTTACCGTCGATCCATCCACTTTCCAGCCCATCACTTGCTCAGCGATCAACGAGTCCAACTCTATTCCCGGCCCCATCGCCAGGATCTGCTCTCTATTCATGGGCTTTCCCTCCCTCTATGGTGGATAGGATGCTGTCTACCACGTCCTCGGCGCTCATGTATTGCTCTCTGGCAAGGTGGTGTTGCGCCTTCTCCAGCGCTTCCTTCATGGTGGTGTTCTCGACCTTCAACCGTTCATTCTCCGCTTGCAGCTCATTCACTGGTCGCAGCCTCGCTTGATCCAGCGCTATCCACTCGAGCAGTGCAGTTAGATAATGCATCTGGTCTACATTCTCTTGCATGGCATGTTCAACAAGCTGATCTGCCGTCCAGGAGGCTGGATTTAACGGTTCGGGATACTTAGCCGCCCCTTTCTCTATCTGCGCCATGTGGACGCGCTGGAAGTGCTCTCTAGCCTTCTGGTAGAGCGGGTGGAAATAATGCTTTGGGATGTCCATGTCAGTCCTCCTTGATTCGTTCTAAATTTCCGTTGCGTTCTTGCTTTAAAGATGTGCGCTTGCGTCCCTTGGCGTAGAAGGTGAATATACCTCCCTCTTTGCCCTCGTAGAGCCATGTGATGGGTTTACCTGGTATATGAATCTCACAATCCTCCACGAAGCTCACAACCCGTCCCTCGCCGTTAGCGTTGAAGTCAAAGGCGTCCACGTTGGCATCTGGATGGCTGCTTGAGATCCCAAGCCGGTTATCCTCCGAATCGTAGTAGAGAAAGTATTTTGCACTCGCCTTGTGCTGGAGCAAAACTTTCAATCCTTGACTCAAATACATTCTTCCGTCCACGCCAATAGTGATTGAGACTCCTTTCGTTCGGTTGTCTCGCTTTCCGATGAGTTGTAATTTACCCACTCTAATCCCTCCCTTGTCACCTCAAATACCCGCTTGATTTTTTATAAATGGGACATCATACATCAATTAATTTCATTTTGATGTACGACTGTCGGTTACTCGGGCAAGATTCAAGGTAGGTGCGGATGCGGTATTGCTCCACCTGATCAGATACATAATCGTATGTCCGCAATAGTTTTGCTCGAGATTCACCTTTCAGGGAGGAGTCCTGCTCCAATTCAAGCGATTTATCTACCATCCACTTCAGTGACTTTTCGTACTGTTCGGCAGTCTCAATTTTTCCTCCACTGCTTTTTCGGGGCATCTCGCATCACCACTTCCTTTTTCTCCAGCTCTTTATAGCGCTGCAGCCAACCTTGGAATTGATAGCGAAACTTATTTGTTCCGATATTCCGACCTTTGGCGAATACGGATTGAATGACCTTCCCGCCCTGTTCAGTGTCTTCCGGATCGTGCCATAAGAATTCAACCACATCCGCATCCTGTTCAATACTTCCAGATTCCTTGAGGTGGGATAGTTTCGGCTCCTCGGAATTCTCGCTTTCCCTCGTCATTTGAGAGAGGAGCATGAAGCAACATTGCATTTTTCTAGCGATTTGTTTCGCCGTGCCGGTTACCCGCCCAATCGCTTGATCCCGGCGTTCTCCCGGCTTTTGTGGGATATTCATGATCTGCAGGTAATCAACGATGATGAGTGCAATGCGTCCGTGTTTCTTCTCCAACCTTCTGGCCGTTGCCCTGACCTCTTCAATGGTCACGCCTGATTTGTCCTGGATGTAAATCGGCAGCTTTTCCAATTCCTCATAAGCGCGTTCGATTTTGTTTATTTCGATATCCGTAAAACCTTCATCTCCGCCTTTGTTAATAATGCGGTTATAACTAATGCCTGAAATGTTGGATATCATCCGGTCCTTGAGTTCGTCCTCGTCCATCTCTTGTGAGAAGATTAGGACAATCCCGGCATCCATAGCATCGACCATGAGCATATCGACTTCCCTGCGCTGTCTGGCTACCCCTATAGCGATTTGTAGAGCCTTGGCCGTCTTACCCACACTCGGCCGACCAGCGAGGATATAGAGCCACCCGCGCCATATCTGAGCCCATTTATCAAACTGGTCAAACCCGCTGAGCATCTTGCCTGCTTTGCTCTTGAGATGGTTCATATACCGTTCTTTTGTTTCTTTGAAGTTTTTCATCTCCGCTTGTTTTTGCGGTCGCATTTCATCAATTTTTTCTTCAACCACCGAGAAATACTCTTCGTCGCTTCCGTAATCTTCTCTGGATAGACTTGAGATTTCTCGCCCTATTTCACTTACTCGCCTGCCGAGTGCTTTTGATCGCACAATACCGGCGTAGTGTTTGGCGTGTGAAGCTGTAGGGCAGCTGTCAAGGAGTTGGGACAGATAACTGACATTACCAATCTCTCCGATGACCTTGCGATTATCGAGATGAGCCACAACCTTAACCATAAAGGGATCTGAGGCAGTGACCTTATCAACAACAATGTCATTGCGGTAAAGGTAAAGCATCACTCCGAATATCATTTGATGTCGTTCGTCGATAAAGTCCCGCTGCTCCAGGAATGATATCTCATCTAAACAATCTGGCTTTAACAGGATTGATCCTAATACCGCTTGTTCTGCCTGCAGGTCATGATGCTCACTAACTCCAATCGAATCCATCTGGATCATTCCCTTCCTGCACCCATTGCTGGAACTCAACATCTTTATTTCTTGACGCTACAACCTTGTCTTGTTGTTTGGGGACTTCTTTACCTACAACCTTTTCTACAACCCAGCTTAGAATTGCTCGATAGTCATCTTTATAGGTCTTTCCTTTTGAACCTTTATAATTGTCCAACACGGCGATCATACGCTCTGTATTTTCTTCCCCGTACTGTTGTATTAATTTCTGATATTCGGACTCTTTCATGAAGACAAATTCAGCGTATTTTATCTTATTTACTTTAGTTTTATTTACTTTACTTTCCTTTACTTTACTTTGTGTACTTTCTGCATCCATTTCAGGGGTTTCTGCATGCAATAACTCCATTTCTGTTTGCATTAACTCTTTTTGGGTGCGAAAACGGTCATTTATGGACGATTCTTTACGTCGATTTGCAGCTAATTCGAACCTCTTTTGAAAACCATATGAGGTGAGAATTTTATTTCGCTCGAATTGCTCTTGATCGAAGAATCCGGACTCAAGACAGTCATTAACAATCTCTGAAACCTTCTCCCGTTCCATGCCAATCTTGAAGGGGAAAACATACTGTTCCTTGTCCGTCCAGGGGTAGAAATAACCGTTTCGGTAAATCTCCATCATCAGCTTTACGATTACCCCGAACCCCGTCATTCCATGCTTTGCGATAGGGACGATTAATTTGTCGTCTTGGTCGATATCTACGTCCATTGGAAAATATCCCAACCCTTCTTTCGTAGGTCTAGCCATTCCACCTCACCTATTGGTTTTCAGATTCTTATTGCTCTCCATCATCCGCTCAACGATTGCGCCAGCAGCTTCGTACACATCCTCTGCGTTTGCCTGGTTATCCTTAATCCACTGCTGCAGATAATCCGCAATGTCGCACCTCAGGATTTCTTCCGCCTGGTCAACCGGTGCTACCTGCACCCTGTATCCATTGACTAGGGCTTTCATGAGGATGTCTGTGTGATCTTCACCCATTTTTTTGAGGATGTCTCGAGCGTCTTCAGCTAAAATGTTACTTTCACTGTGGATTGCAGTGAACACGCCGTATAGATTGAGATAGTCGTTAGCTTTGTAATAATCCAGCGCTTTTACAAGCAACTTTGGCAGTGGGATTTCTTTCGCCTGCTGTTGTTTCTGCAGGTCGTTGATTGTCCTGCCGTGCTGGGCAATCTCCCTGAGTGCGGCATCCAATTTGTTTGCCAGTTCATCCCGATCTGCCACGATTGCTTTGTATTCCTCTTCGGTGTAGGTTGGCGTCGGTGGCTGCACTTCACAATCAATTTCCGGTATGATCATGCCTATCGCTGGACCGTTCTCCGTCACCTGATAGCCGCTAATTGGATAACCGCGATCATCTCTTGTTTGCACCTTTCTTGCTTCCAGCACTGTGCCGGATTTTAGCACTTGCTGGCGAAATGGTTTGCTGTTCAACATCTTCACTTTCACCTGAATTCCTCCTGTCAGCTAATGACTTGCGGTATTTAATTCCTTCCGGCGTTTCGTCCAACCAATCGTGGCAATTCATGCAAAGATGCAGCAGGAGATCCACGGTTGTTTTTTGCTTCAACTGCTTGCGTCCGATGATGTGCGCCCGCTCTACCGCTCTAGCCCGTTTGCAGAGCTCACAGACGTAACCAGAACGATCCTTGAGTTGTTTATCAACCTTGGCGCTTATCTCGCCTAACTGGCGCTGTGTGGGCTTCACGCGAACTGTCTTGCCAGGCTTAGGGGCTGGGTTAAAGTCTCCTACTGGCATCAGTACTCCGATAACTCGGCGTAATGCTTGATGCCAGTTAATTTTTTGGTAATGCGGCAATAGTCACAAGTCTCACACCGGACCGGCAGCTCTTTGCCGGATTTGACCGCAATAACACGGTCGATATGATTGCTAACAAACTGTAATTGACTTTGTATCAGATCATAGTCAAACCAAAATATGTCATGGTCTGGCGGGTCTTGCTTAGTGACAACCACCAGATGAGGGATAATCCAGTTTTCACGCTTCTTGTTTACCCGCTCAACCTCTGCATAGACGGCCATCTGAAGGTCATATCCATATTGCTCTAGGAAGCTGACGTACATCTTCTGGTGCTCGCTGTATACCTTTTTCATATCCTTCAAGGCCTTTAGGTCAGCCAGCACTCCGGTTCCCCGAATGTCCGGTTGGTAGCTGTCCAGCATCACTTTCCAAGGGATTCCAAACAATTCGGCTGTCAAGATGACTTCCTTCTGTCCGGCCAACACATCCATAACCAGAGGGTCGTTTTCAAGGATTTCAATCATCTTGTTGAGGTGCTTATAATTTGATTTCAATTGCCCTTTCGTGTCTCCTCGACTACTGTAGATGTCGGGATGTTCGGCTTTATACTCAGCAAGGGTGCCTTCATTCCAGGCATGCATGTAATGGCCTTCGTCAAATGCCCCTTTGTCCGGCCTTACATAATCCCCGGCCAACTCTGCCACGCTGCGGGCTTCGCATCCACCGTAAGCAGGTACGAACCCTTTAAATTGGGAAACTGACATGTAGTGTCGATTGGCTTCCTGCGAGAAGTAGTTACTCTTTGTCAGCTTCATGGCTGATCTCCTCAAACTCGCCCTCTACTACCGTTGCGTTCTTGTTGAAGGGACTCTGCTGCTGCGGTGTAGGCTGCTTCTTGAAATCGAAGTCACTGCTATCCTCGAATGTCTGGGCTTGCTCGATGGTGTCGAAGTCCAGTTGAATGTTCTTGGTCAGGCGGCGCAGGACTGTCTTCTTCCGCATCTCTCCGGGGCTCTTAGTCCATGATGGGCCGTTAGCCTGTTTGGAGTAATTTTTCCGCGTTTCTTCAATCTCATCTACCGACATAACCTCATATGCCATGCCGCCATCTTTGTAGTAACAGACCGCGAATGCACCGAGCACCTTGCCGTCGTTAAATGGTAGAGGATCGAAGTCGATGGTCTGCCGACCGTCGCGGATCTTTTCCTTGAAATGATCACCCTCCCGAACAAGCTTGGCGTAAATCTCCTGTACAGGTCGGACACTGTACTTCTGAGCGAGCTTGACTTCACCCTTGTAGTCCGTTTGGAATTGCACTGTTCCGCCGTAAACGATGGCGTAGCACTCCCGGTTAAAGAAGTCGAGTCCGAGGAAAGCTCCCTTGAGCATCGTTCGTGCTACGCTGTTGGTATCGCATTTGTCGATGTCCTTGGTGTCCTGCAGCACCGTCATACAGTTTTGAAGGAAGCGTGTTTTGTTGAAATTGCTTGGCATTGCCTCTTGCTTGTCGTCCAGCAGCTTATTGAGGTTGTTGTGAATGACAATCAGTTTACTTTGATCGGCCATGTTATCCCTCCAGGGTTTCAACATTTAGTTCTTTGCCCTCTACTGTGGAGAGCAAGAAGTATTGATAGTCGTCGGTCTGTGCAGCCTCCAGGATAGCCTGCTGCTTGCTTCCGAGGTTCTGATAACCATCGACGCATACAACTTTCAATGGCCCTGATTGAGCCCGTGCAAGGTCTAGCGCGAAGTCCAGTTTCTCTCCTTCTGACAATCCATCAATCAATGTTTCTCTGATACGGATTCGGCCTTGGTCATCGACCGACAAGTCTTTGACCGGCAGAGCAGCAGTCTTGAGGAGTTCCTTTGGCAATGTGCGAGCCTTCTCGATCTTGGCTGTGAGGTCGGCTGAACGAGCTTCTTTCGGGCTCAGTTTTTCTTTAATGATTACATTCATGCGCTCCCACTCTCGGAGGTATTCTTTCATCTCCGATGCTGTATTTGCGGCAACCTCCAGTGGTTCAGGATCAATATAAACCGTGTCAGCAATAACCTGTTCAGCGTTGCCGGACTTGGTTTTCTCAGCCTCGATGAGGTTGATTTCATGGTCAGCGATCTTCTCCAGGTCCTTGTTTTCGTGTTCCTTGAGATTCTCCAAGGCGATTTTCTTCTCAGCAATCTGCTGCCGGGACTCGGCAATGTATGTCTTGGTCTGCTCAACTTCGCGCTGGATTTCTTCTTTGGCATCCTGTTTCTTCTTTTGATACTGTAGCTTCAATCGCTCAATCTCCTGCTCCAGTTGGTTATCTAGTTGGAGGCTTGAAGTAGTGATTCGGCTGTCCGCATCAGTGATAATCAACTGGTCACGCTCAGATTGTTCCTCTAGGCGTTTAATGCTGTCTGTGAGCGTGTCCCGCTGTCTCCGGTAGTAGAGCAGCTTCTCCTCGGTTGCGTTGCCGGAACGCTGCTTGATGTCCTCGATACGGATCGTCAGGCCGTCAATCAGGGCCTTTGCTTCCTCCAGCCGCTTATTGGACGTCTTAGCGTCAGAGAGCTTTCTATAGAGCTCCTGGAGGTTCACAGAGCGCCATTCTTCGCCATCATAGTTTGGTGGCAGGTCTCGCTTGATGCCCTCGATGTTGGCCCGCAGCAGGTTGACTTCACGGTTGATGCTGGCACGTTCTTCGAAGTATTTGGATTCGATCTGTTTGAGGATCTGAAGGATATGCAGTTGGTAGTCCGCCTCAGGCATTTCCCCGAACCAAGATTTGATGTCATCAACCGTCCAGTCGATCTGCAGCATGTTAAGGATGATTTCCGTCTGCTCCTTGGCACTCTTCTGGACAAATTCAATCGGGCGGAAGATGTCGCCATTGATCAGTTTTTTAAGGAAGCCCTCGGTGCTACTGACCGCCTTGGAATCATGCGTTACTTTGAGATAGTCCGATTTCTCTGTGCGGATCTTCCGATTGATCTGCATGCCATCCGAAAGTTCAACAAACAATTCCGCTTCGTCAGCTCCGTGGCTGATTACCTCAGTACGGCGGTTGTTGTTTGTAAAGGCCTTTTCCATGGCCTCTACAATGCTGGTCTTACCTGCACCAGAGTCACCTTGGACATGATTCACTTTGCCTGGGAAGAGTTCCATTTCCTTAATTGCCAGCCAGTTTTTAAACCCGAGACGTTTGATATGCATTTATTCATCCTCGCTCTCTATTTGATTTTCTTCCATCGCCCAAGTTGGCGGATAAAATGGATCTCTATTAACAGCAGCCCTTCTCCGGGCTTCCACAAGCTCCTCTAAGCGTTTCAAACGGCGCTCATAGTTGTAATCATCCTCGTAATCAGACGGCGTTCTATCAGGTATCTCGCGCCACAGACGATGCGAGAACCGATCAAGGTTGGGTTCTTCGGGCATTAGCCCCGCCCCGCATACCGGGATGGCCGAGCGTCATGGTGGACACGTTGAGGGCCTTCGCCGTTGTAGTGAGCAGTAAAGGACTCTCCCCAGAGTTTAGCCAGCCGCTTGCGCTCTCTGCGGGATTCGGGACGGGCAAACTTATCCATGATTGCCTGAGACACCTGAGACAGACCCAGCGAACGCTTGAACGGGTTATATGGGACCTTATCGCGCTTCGGCTTTTTGAACTGCTTGTTGGCTTTCATCAGGGCGAAGTCACGGGCGGCACCGGATTGGACTGCAATATTGAATGCTTGTTTTTTATTCATGGATGATTCCTCCTAGTTTTTTTGTGGTATAATAACCACATTCATTTGGTCACTCTGGCGGGAGTGACTTTTTATTTGG